AAATAGTTTAAAACCGTTTGTCATACGTTCTTGGTGTGCTATCTGACCTTCACGGTCTTCCCATACAAGTTCAACACCAAAAAGACTTTCAGGACGATCTTTAGATTCCTCTGGTCCTATTTCTCTATACTCGTAATAGTCGCCTTCCCAATCATCACGCAGCTTTTGTTCAAACGCCCAGATCATTTCGTCCATAATATGATCCCACTCTTGCTCACTAAGAGCGCTTGGGTATCCATGGTTGGTTGCTTTGAGTTGTACTAGCATAGGATGTATAACATGAGCAAGAGTTTGATCCATACTCCAAGTGTCCCACGGATCAATATGAACTTTTGCTTTTTGTGTACGCCTGTCAAACCAAATCCAGTTTAATACGTTGTACACACGTTGCAGACCTGACTCAATAGCTTCGAGCACATAGTCTTCGTGTGATTGATTATCGTCCCAATTGCATGTGCCATACTTCTTATCCATGTGGCGATCGTGCAAATTACAAACTAATCTATTAGTATATTTTCCAAGCGTAACTTTCACTTAAGACTTCTTCCTATAAGGTGTTCTCTGGCCGTCTTTTGGTCTACCTGTTCTGGCCATCTCTGATTGATATCCAACTAAAACGTGTTTCAATTTGTGCTTATCAATATCAGGCACAGCTTCAATTGCAGCCTTTACGGCTTGTAACTCTTTTTCACGAGTATCACTTTGTGCTTTCTGAAGCTGCTTAGTTACAATACCGTACATCTCATATACTTGACTGCCTTTTAACTGACCAACTAAGTTCCGTGCTTCTGCGGCATAATTACGATCATCTACATGTTCTTTTCCGCGCCAATTCCTACTCATCATTTTTCTCCGTTTTATCTGCTGCCCAACTTATTGCTTTACCATAGTCTTTTTCAAATTGACTGATAAGCTCTTTGTATGGCAACAGTGTTTCTGTTTGTAATTCATCTAACCAATCTTGGAGTTTATTCCAATCTTGTGTTAACATTGGTAAAAGACCGTACTCCGTCATTCCAGCGTAATACTCATCCTCAGGTAATCCATAAACATCAATACGACCACAAGAGAAATGTGCTTTAAATACTTTATGCTCATATTCACGTCCACTGATCTTTGAAACCTTCTTTATAATGCTAAAAGGTATGTTTCGATCTTCATACCATTTAGTACTAACAGGTCCCATCCAATTTGAGCTATAACTAATCATCTTTAATACCAGCATCCCAGTCACCAAATATCTTAGGTGCTTGAACAGCAGCTTCTTCCATGTAGTATTCACCAGGATAATGTTTCAAACAACTATATGCTCGTTTACGAATTTCCTTAGGAACACGTGGAGTCTTTTTAGGATCCATCAGATCAACTAAGAACTGACGAGTATAATTGACTGCATTACGTCGTTCATTAGGCATTGTCAATGACAGTACTCCCAAATTCATCAATGAATATTTTAAGTGTACGATTATTATCTTGTAAACTATAACGTACTTTTTCGTTACCACTAAAGTAGTGAGTATAGGCGCGACCAGTTTTATCTATAACTTCAAGCCTATTAATACTATTCATTGATGTTCGTTCAAAAAACTCGTTGTTAGTCACGCTAGTTTACTCCAATCTGTATCTTCATCCATCATCTGTACTTGTCCTTTGAACTGTTGATTGTCAATCAGCTGGTTATAGACTCGCACATTGTTAATTTTTAGTCCGTAAGCTCCTTTGGGACATCTGTAGATTGACCCACTTTCACCATGGAAATGAATTTCGTCTTCACGATCAAACACGAGAGTAATACCACTATTAATCCTCCAAGAGCTACCTTCTGTATAACTTCCATTCCATCCTGCCAATACTTTATAGATAGGGAACATCCCTTTGCCTGGCTTGATCTTTAAGACTACCCAATTGTCTGGGCTGTATTCGTTCATAATATAATCCTAAATAAGTGCCATCCTTGGCTAGCTAACTCCTATTACTTAGTTTCTGAACCTGGGGTGGCAGCCTTAACGGCTCCGCTAGCTGCATCAAGAGTATATGTTGTTACATCAGATACGTCTTTGATTACACCGCTCACAATACCAGTAGTTCCATCAACAACACTGCCGACTGAACTACAGCCCATTACAAAAAAGGTTAATACGAATAGTATATACTTCATAGCCTTCTGTCCTTATTACTAAGTACTTCCGAGGGTGGCTTCCTACCCACTAATTGCAGAGCGTACCACTTGATACGCCGAACATCTTCCTTGCATTAACTTTTAAAAGGTTCTACAACTTCCATTGTAAAACGATCGAACATAACATTACATACTAGGCATTCCCAATATAATATGCCATCGTAATGTCCTTGTATTTCTATACCTCTTACGTCCTTGCCAAAATGTTTTGGTGACTTAGGAGTACATCCATACATCGCTGCGGTTTGTACTGCCTTCTTGTGAGAGTAACCTTGACTCTCGAAGTACTGTGTGATTGTTTCTTCTTCTTCCCAATCAGTATTACAACTTGGACAATTCTTGCCGTGCATTGTAGAACTCCTCTAATCAAACATCTCTAAGAGTCTTTCGCTTTGAGCTTCAATTGCTCTAGCTTGTTCTAAGAGATCTAAACTCATCGCTTCTAAATCACATTCTTGCTGATTTAGCTGTACTCGAACACTATCTATAAAATAGTCAGCCGCATCTGGGCTAATTCGGACCCTGTCCATCGGGAATTCAATTATATTACTCACTTTTTTCTCCACTTTATTAATTTGGCGCGCCCTAGTGGATTCGAACCACTGACCTACGGCTTAGAAGGCCGTTGCTCTATCCAGCTGAGCTAAGGGCGCATAATTTATTAACTAACTTAAGTAGTCTATCAATTGCGGCCTATCTCTTCCGAACTCATCTTTAGGTGCAAACATAAAATTAGAGTAGTCTCTATACATATCTAAGAATAAAGGAACTTCTTGAGCGATCGATTGTATTCGACTAGCCTCTGCTTGTCCTTTAGTCCATGCACGATGATCGTCACTATACTGAAAATACCAGTCGTGCGTCTCTAATAATTTAAAAAATTCTGCTGGTGCCATTAGCTTGCTAAATCCTTTTCAAATTGAAGTACCATTTTATTCTGAAGCCTTCGAGCTTCTTTTTCCCAAGGTTGATCCCAGTAATCTGTGTCAGAATGATCACGACCTTTCCAATGCTGTAGTGAACTTGATAGTTCGCCACGAGCAAATTGTTTGACGTGTACCATTTCATGAGCAAGAGTTGATAACCAATTGCCATATAGACCAACGTCAATTATAAAGTTACGATCGTCAACCGACTCACACAAACCCTCAGATGTATTCTCTACAAAGAGCTTGTGGTGGAACTTAACATGAATGTTAGTCTTAAGTCGACTAATTCCTAGTTGTCTTGCAAAGCTATTCATCGCTACTAGCGTCATGGATTGTAAATCTATGTTTAGCTTCCCACCACGTGGGCCTGTCATTTCAACCATCATGAGCAGAGTGCCTCACAAAGTGCTTCTGCCCCATCGTCGCCTTCCAATAGTTGGTGAAGTTGTTCAGTAACTTCTTCGCCTTCTGCAAACAGCATTAACTCAGCAGCCAATATTGCAGCTTGTTCACGAGTTAATTGGATGTGGCCTTGATCTCTCCATGGTGGAGTTAATTGGATACATGTTCCCCGGTCTTTGCCACCGAAGAAGCGTGTCTGCATGATGTCTGTTGTTGGGACGTTTCTCAAATCAGTACTCATTTCTATTTACCTTTTCATATTTGATGGGTATATTGTAACACAACAAGATCATTTTGTCAACAACTATTGTCGTTTCTCTTAGATCTTTTTGTTATAAGAATATAACCATTATAACTAAAAGTATTGCTATCGTAAATGCGTATGCATACATGAACTCAAGCGACTTGATAACCAGCTTTACTGCAAACACCATTGCAAAGGCGAGTGCTAAAAGATAGACTATTTCAGTCATTAGTAGTTAACTTGTAATGCTACTTCATTAATGCCAAGCTCCGACACATCAAACTTATCATCAGAATAGATGTCAAATTTCTTGTTTGATTTGGCTAGCTTGTTAGCTGCACGTTCGTTCTTTGCTTGTGCTTTCATAGCGTTGAACTTTTCGTGAGAAGCTTCTCTATCCATTTGCTTCTTAATTTTCTTAAGTTCACGCATTACCATATTAAAAGATTTCTTACTCATATTACGCTACCTTCTTTTCAAAATATTCATTAACAAACATGGAGACGACACCAGAGGTACCGCCAATGTGCCACCTATAATTTGGAGTAGATCTAGCTGTTCGACCAGCGTCGTAGTCTTTCCAGTTATAAATGGTAAAGGGACGTATTGCATTATGATCTTCGTCGAGGATATTCATTTCCCACTCAACATCGACTTTACCGTCACCAGAAGGTGTATCATATTGCGGCTCACCAAAGACTTTAACTAAGTCTTCGTAAGATGCTGTGATGTAGCCTTGCAGTGATGTTGATACAAACGCCGCTCTTTCTTCAATTGTGTAATTCATAATGTTTCCTTTATTTAATTTATGAGTATATTATATCAAATCAAATGGTGTTTGTCAACTGTTTTTGTCGATTATTTTAATCTTTTTTAAAGTAGATTGATCTGGTCAATCCACCGAAGATGTAGATGAAATACAGGAAGAACGGAGTAGCAAGAGCGAGTCTTATTGTATCGTCTGCTGCACCAACCATTTCTCCAATGCCGATAAGGGCTGAAATGATTCCAATTATTGCCGCTACGGTGGCAATTCCAAAGCCAAAATCTTTGGCTGCATTATATAGTTTAGTTTTCATTTAAACTCCGTGTGTCATATGTGAGTACGTGTCATCACATTCATTTATATTAGCACCGCACGTACAGGTGTTACTTTCTTCAATACTTGGAGCACCGACCAACGATCTGATCTGTGCTTCTGTATATCTTTGTTCTCCATCTCTTACTGAAGCTTTCGCTAAGAGATCCCAATTATCAAGTTGTTGTTGATTTATTACCATATTTTCTCCTATGCAGCGTGTAATACTCTGCCGTCTTCAACAATAAGCCAAACAGATGTCCACGGTTCATGACAGCCTGATACTCCGATTGCAGAGTTGTCACCACCTCTACCGTCAGACCAGATTTCTAGATCAATGTCGTCAAACATATCAACAGTCAGTTTTTCCTCTGAGTAACGTACGTCACCGTAAGGTTGACCACCAGCGTATTCCCAATCAATAGTCGTGGGTCTTACTACCATGTAGTCTTCTCCAAGCTCATTGATAAATGCTCTTACACATTTGCCATCTGGATACTTGTATGTAACACTATCACCAGTTTCTATCATATCATTTCTCATCTGTTTCGCCTTGTTTTATTTAATTTATGAGTATATTATATCAAATCAAATGGTGTTTGTCAACTGTTTTTGACAATTATTTTCATTTATTTTCACTCTGATACAAAATCACCTGCCATTGGAAAGACTTCTGATATACATTGAGCTACTGCCTTCGCAATATCCATGTGCTCAGCTTGTGTACCGTTGCCACTCCTAAGTTCAATAAAATGAACCCAAGAACGAAGGGTACCATTAATATACATACGAGATACGGTGTTTCCTTCTGGAAGTACTGCACGTGCTTGCTCCTTAGCGATACCATTCTCGATCGCCCAAGTGTATAGCTTTTGAGACTGACGGATGTATTCCATTTGCTTCATTCGCCAATCTTCTGCTATTCTTCGTTGTTTATCGTCTGTAATATCAATTGGAATACTGTTCTGACGATTCTTTGTGTCTTGTAGTCTTGCTTCTCTGATCTCAAAGTTTAGATCAGCAGTAGGGTCTGCATATCGTTGGCTAAACTCTTGGAACGAGAATGAGCGATGTCGTAAGATTTGTCTAGCGATATCACGAGTTGTTTCAACTTCTAAGCAGAGAGACACCATCTCTAATGGAGACCAATGCTTGTGTTTCATTAGATACTTGACGAGCTTCTCATTCGTCTCTGTATTATTTTGATTAGATGGGTTTGATACTCTAGCACAATAAGCTACTAAATCGAGTGCACTCTCTGATGCGTTAGCATCTGGAGCTTGAGAGTATGAGATCATTTTTACATTCATAAGAAATCCTATTATTATTTAAAGGTTGATAAGTGTATTCTAACACAGTTTGATCCATTTGTCAACTGTTATTGTCGTTTTATATAGAACGATTAGTTATATGTATATTCCAAAATGATATAAGAGAGGGGTTGACAAAGGCCATTTGATTTGATATAATATACCCATCAAATATGAATTTGTATGTACCTTTTATAACGTATACATGTGAGGCAGTAGAATATGGCATATTACAACCACGCAGAGAAGCAGGTCGGTAACTTCGTTGAGAAGGAATGCGGTAACAACTTCGAGTACAGTCTAAACGAGACTGGTATGTTTCCGGAATATCCCCACATTGTATGGGTTGGAAGTATCGGAGACCAAGGGTTTAGATTTGCTAAGGTTAAGAAGACCGTGGCATACATTCTTACTGGTGAAGATACACTCGAACGGTGGTTCTTAAAGCGTAACGACACGTACCTCGCATAGGTACCTTTTATAACGTATACACGTGAGAGGGTAAAAAAAGTGAAAATAAATCACTTTAGGGGTTGACAAATACCTTTTGATATGATATAATATACTTTTACATAACGAAATACATCGCAAATACATCGGAGAAATATATGAAACTAGTAATCCAAACTCAATACAAAGAGAACTATGCTGCCCACGACGACGATTACGTCGCTGGTGTTAGTGAAGACTATTGGAAATTTAAGGGTGGCGAAACCATCGTTGTCCACGACCTAACCACAGAGCAAGTAGCCGTTCCAGGCTTTTGGGATCACCTTTACTCCTGCATTGAGAGTAGTGACGAATACCAGCAGGAATATATAATTTCTGATGAGCTCATCGACGACAGAGACTATGTTGAGTCTAAGCATATCGAACACTGGGAAACAGTGTGTAATGCTACTGTAGTTGATGGCAATCTACATTGTGTTAAACAGCAAAAATCTCTTAGAGATGAATCAGGAGATATAGTTGCTGAGCGTACTTGGAAACAAACACCTACACAAAAGTACCTTGATGCAACTTATAAACAATTTGAGCAGGTGGCTTAATATATGAAGAAACAAGAAGAATTTAGAATTTTAACAGCACGCCAACACGTTAGAGAACGTATTGGTATGTACATGGGCTCAGCTGCAAAAGAGTCTATCGAGCGATTTGTACTTGGCGAATGGAAGTCAGTTGATTATGTTCCTGCTCTCAGTAAAATGATTGATGAGATTTTGGATAATGCTATCGACGAAGCTATTCGTACAAATTTTAAGAAAGCTAATAAAATTAATGTTTCAATTAATGAAGCGACCAACACGATCGTTGTATCAGATAACGGACGAGGTATTCCACATGATGAAATACACGACGAAGAATCTGGTAAGAAAATCAAACGACCAGTTGCAGCTTGGACACGAGTTAATGCTGGTACTTCCTTTGACGACGAACGTGTAACCATTGGAACAAACGGTGTTGGTTCAGCAGCAACTAACTTTTTATCTAAATCATTCCAAGGTAGGACGTGGTCAGATGGGAATCTACTTGAAGTAACATGTACTGACGGGGGTAATACAATAAATGTTAAAGAAAAGAAAAGAGCGGGTTCTGGAACGGAAGTTTCTTTCGTCCCAGACTTTGAGCTATTTGAGGCAGATTCGCTTGGAGATCTTAGTACGCTGGCTCTCCTTCAAGATAGACTTATTAGTTTATCGATGTCGTTTCCGGAAATTCGTTTTACGCTTAACAACAAAAGAATACTAATTAATGACTTAAAGAAATACGCTGCACAATTTAGTGAAACAACAATCATCGAAAAAAGCGAAAACCTTTCTTTATTCTTTGCTCCATCAGAAGACGGCTTCAGAACAACCTCTTATGTAAACGGAGTGAATACCAGACAGGGTGGTGCATACGTAGAACACATTGTTAATAATGTAGTCGATGAACTTGTTACCATGGTAAAGCGTAAACACAAAATTGAAGTTGTTAAAACGACTATTAAGAGTGGCTTGACCTTTGTAATGTTTGCTCGAAACTTTGTGAATCCTAAATTTGATTCTCAAACAAAAGAGCGATTAACTAATCCACTACAAGACATTCGTGTTCACTTAGAGCAAGCAGAGATTAAAGACTTCTCAGTATTGGCTCGAAAGATTCTAAACACACCAGACATTATTGATCCTATCATTGAAGCTCAACTTGCTAAGAAAATGGCAGCAGATAAAAGAGCCGCAACTCTAGCTCAAAAGAAAATACGCAAAATCAAAGTTGCAAAGCATATTGCTGCCAATAAAGATGATGCTACTCTTAAGATCGTCGAAGGGGATTCGGCTATGGGCTTTCTTTTAAAGGTAAGAGATCCCAATAAGGTCGGCGCCTTTCCGTTGAGAGGGGTTATTATGAACACGTGGGATATGAAACCAGCCGATGTTCTGAAAAATAAAGAACTTAGTGAATTGGTTGCTGTTCTTGGCTTGGACATTAATGATCCAGACAGTGTAGATAATGCAACTTATAAACACATTGCAACATTGACTGATGCTGACCATGATGGTATTGGACACATTAGTCCTCTGCTGATCGCTTTCTTCTACAAGTTTTGGCCACGACTTTTAACTGAACATCGTGTACGAATTACTCGTACTCCGATTATGATATCTACCTTTAAAGATAAAGTAGAGTGGTTCTATACATACGAAGACGCTTCTGAGTTTAAGAAAACAAACACAAATTGGAAGCATCGTTATATCAAAGGCCTTGGCTCACTCACAGAAGATGAGTACGACGTAATTATTAATCAACCAAAGTATGATACTGTTTCTGTAGACGACGCTGGTCTTTTCCAAATGATGTTTGGTAGAGATGCTCAGTTACGTAAAGACTTCATGTTCGCCTAAAATAAATGAACAAAACAGTTGACAAACACCGTTTGATTTGATATAATATACTTTTAACTTAATAAGGAATGATTATGACTGTACAATTCAAATACACTGACGACGGAAGATACTATGGAATGCCAAAGGATTCTACTGTAGTATGGAAACCCACTATATATCCGGCTGACAAGTTTGACTACGATAAAATTAAAGCAAGAGTAGCGGACATGAAAGAAAAAGGAAATAAGAAGGGTCTAGAAACAATGAAACGAAACTTCGAAAGAGTAATTAAAGATAACCCTGGCGTGTTCGATCATTTTGCAGAGTTGTTAAATTAAATGAACAAAGGGGTTGACAAATACCTTTTGATTTGATATAATATACTTTTAACTGGAAAAAAATAAATTTATGAGCGACTTAACATCTTACATATCTGACGACAATAGGTACTATCCTTTGTCCGATGTTGCTGGTAGAGAATGGAAGAGCTTTGCTATGTACACCGTTGAAAATCGAGCGATCCCAAATATGATCGACGGTCTTAAACCTGTACAAAGGTTCTACCTCTACTCAAGCATTCAAAATACTAAACGTGATTTTAAGAAAGTATCAGCAGTATCTGGTATTATTTCTGACTACGGATATAATCACGGTGAAGGTTCAGCAGCTGGTTCAGGTCAGCTTATGGCAGCAACGTGGAATAACAACATTTGTCTTGTTGAAGGTAGAGGATCATTTGGTACTCGACTTATTCAAGATGCTGGTGCTCCTCGTTATGTTTACAGTAAACTCTCATCTAATTTTGAAAAGTATATTAAAGACGTAGACTTGAGTCCTGTACATGAAGATCCAGAGCATGAGCCACCTGCGTTTTACTTACCAGTAATTCCATTGGTTCTTGTTAATGGTACTAAAGGTATTGCTACTGGTTTCGCTACTAATATTCTTCCACATTGTCCTAACAGCATTGCTGAAGCTTGTGAAGAATACATACGAACTAAGAAAATTAAAAACAATATCGACATTAAATTCCCTGAGTTTAAAGGTACTGTAGAAAAAGATCCTATCGAGCCTAAGCGATACACTGTTATTGGTGTTTATCAGAAGCCTTCTAAGACTACTTTAAATATTACCGAAGTACCTTATGGGCTAGACAGAGAAGGGTACGTGAAGGTACTAGATAAACTCGAGGACGACGGAGATATAGTATCTTATGAAGATTGTTGTGATAAGAGTGGCTTTAACTTCCACGTAAAACTCAAGCTTGCATCTTCAGCCAAATGGAATCACAAACAAATACTTGCTAAGTTTAAGCTAACAAGAGTACTTAGTCAAAACTGTACTGTGATCGATCAAGACGGAAAGCTAAGAGAATATGATGATGTTCGTAATCTCATTGCTGACTTCTGTGATTATCGTTACGGTGTACTTGACCAACGAATCAATAGAAACATTGAGAACTATAACTCTGAACTGACTTGGCTTAAGATTAAGATGCAATTTATTAATGCAGTACTTAATGATAAGATTGTCTTTAAGGGTAAGAACAAGAAAAATATCAGCGAACAAATTTTAAGTAATACTGAAGCAACTCAAGAACACTGTAACCGTTTACTTGGTATACCGTTTTCTAATCTAACTACAGAAGAGATTGCAAATCTTGAGAAGCAAATCGCTCAAGCTGAAAAGGATCTGACTTTCTGGGAGAAAACAACCTCTAAGAAACAGTTCTTAAGTGATTTAAAAATTATATAATGGAGCAATAAAATGAAATACAAATCTGAGTTTATGAAAAGCCTTGGCCAATATGTTTATGCATATAGTGCTGAAGGTGATTTACGAGAATCTATACTTAATAACACAGTACACTATAGTGGTGTAGGTGTTAAGAACAGATGCTTAGACCATACTAAAGAAGAAAGTATGGGTGGTAAAGATTATGATCCAGACAATTTGTTTATCATTGCTCACAGTTTAGAGAAATACGCCGAGACAACAAAGGTGCACGAAATTGCATCCTTTGCGATTGAGGCACTTACGATCGCTTTAACGAATCCAAAAGACAATAAAGTCAAAGGTCGTTATGGCGAACTAATGGTACTCCAACCAATAACTGAAATATTTAACGAATGGCAGCTTGGAGAAATTGATCCTGTAGCAGAAGGATTTAAGTTCTATGAAAAGTATCCAGAGCTTAGGTCAGTTACTACTGGTACCAAATCAAATAGTGAAGGCACTGAGTTCTCAACAAGACGTATTGAAGGTACAGAGTATAAGCTTTGTGTTACCTACGGTGTTGACTCTGCTGATGCTCACGTTAAAGTAAACTTCAGTAAGAAATACAAAGGGAAAGAGCAAGCAGAACTCTTTGAATTATGGGCCAAACAAAATAAAGATCAGCACATTGAAGCTTCAGCTGCTCAAGGCGAATACATGATAACTAATTTTGAGTCTGCTGAAGATGCTAAAGATTATTACGTAGAAGCTGCAGCATTCTAATGAAGAAATACTGGAGACTTTGGGCAAAAGCTATTGGCGAAAAAGAAGGCTCATCTGATAAAGAAGCAGATATGATAGCATTAATACGAACTGTTATTGTTCTTGTTAATTTTATCACCTGCTTCTTTATTATAGCTGGTAACATACACAACTGGTAATTCTACCAATTCTTAATATACAACATAAAGCTTTTTGGCATTAGTTCGGCGAACTGATCGCTTTGAATCTTTTCAATATACGTATCGTTTTGAACATAAACTCTACCGAGTGCAATCATTGGATTTAACACAGTATCTCGCCACTCTCTGAATTTATCTATACTACCATACTGAGCATCTAAATGGCAACGTACTGCTATATGGCGAACCTTAGTTCCTAGAAAATCAAACATATCTCTGTGTAAGATATTGTATTCTGCACCAGCTGCGTTAATTTTTAAGAAGTCAATTTGTTCGACATCAAAATCTACACAGAATTCTAATAAGCTCATTAGCTTTACTTCATTATTACCATATACGTTGGATAGATCAATATCAGTACGGCCGACTGCTGCGTTGATTGGAACGACTCTTGGTAATTCGTTGTTACCTATAATATAATCGGACACATTCTTGACCGCAGTTTTTAAAAGCTTCTTACTTGGTTCGATCATATAAACTTTCTTAGCACCAGCGTCTAAAGCTTTAGCTGAGAACATTCCTACACTAGCGCCAATGTCAACTACGACATCATCAGGTAAAACCTCGTACCACCAGTCGTAATCTTTAGAGACGAAAAATATGTTATGAAGATTAGTTACTTCATTGATTGAGAGGTCTGCAGTGTCGACTTCAAAGTTGAAAGATTTGGGATTAAACATGTTATAGTCACCTTTTTAATAAATAAGCGTATACATCAAATTAAAGGTATACATTATGATTAATAACTATTTATCTGCTGGTGGCTTTAAAATCCAAGTCAAAAGGTTGCCCCACGTAGAATTCTTTTCTAATAAGGTTCTATTACCTTCAGTAACTACAAACGCTGTTAAGAGCGAGACGCCACTGCGTTCTTTTTATAGTGTCGGTGATCACATTTCTTATGCTGATTTAGATTTGACTTTCATCGTAGACGAGAACATGAGCAACTATATTGAAATCTATAGTTGGTTAAGAGCTTTTGGTACTCCAGAAACTTTAGAGTCATATGATAAACTAAATAAAAGTATTGATGGTCTGACTTCAGATATCTCTGTCGTAATTCTAAACTCACAGAAAAATCCAAATATTGAAGCTACGTTCACAAATTGTTTCCCTGTTGGTATTACACCAGTAAGTTTAGACTTAAGTAATGCTGACGTTAGTTATGTTGAAGCAACAGTAACCATACGATACGACCAATTTGATATTAAGCAATTATCATAAAGGGGTTGACAAATACCACAAAACGTGATATAATTAACCTTTATAGATAACAAGCGAGTATATAATGGACACAAATGATATTGCCTCTCTATGGGCAGCTGATTCAGCAATAGACGAAACAAATCTAGTTGGTGAATCTAAAAGAATTCCTCAATTACACAGCAAGTACTACAACCTTTTCTATAGGGAAGTGCTACGTGTTAAAAAATTAAAAGCCGAATATAAAGAGCTTGAGCGTCTTAAGCGTGAATACTATGACGGAAGTATGGCTGAAGAAGATTTAAAAGATAATGGTTGGAAGCCTTTTCGTTTAAAAGTATTACGTCAAGATGTAGACAAATATATTCAATCAGACAAAGATATTATTAAGCTTAGTTTAACGATTGATTACCACTCAGCAAATTCAAATTATCTTGAAGATATTATTAGAACAATTCACAGCCGTAATTTTATCATTAAGAATATGATTGATATGCTTAAATTCCAATCAGGAGACTATTAATAAATAGGAATATACAATGAATAAAGGTGAACGATCAGTGTGGGATAAACTTTTAGAATGGGGCTGGAAACTAGAGTCTAACCGTCAGTGGGAAGATACACAAGCTACCCTTACTGAACAAGCTCTTGACCGTGCTGCAGAAGCAGAACCAAAGGTCATTGATGTAATGGCTGATGATACAGACCCAAACGAAGTTACTATCGAAAACGCATACAAAACAAGATGGATATGGTAT